TTCAAATTCCAATTCCGGCACATTCTTAAAGTTCATAGCCTCGCAAATAGACTTGACTTCCGGCAATAGAAAGTTATTCAAAAATGCTTTTTGCCCTTCTTTGAGCCGCTCAATAAACACTTTCGCTTTCATCAGCGCATTGGCAAATTTATCTTGCTGCCCACCAGAAAGTATATTTTGAAGGCCCTCCTGAATATCACGCTCAACCTGTTGATACTTTTCCGGCCCAAGAATCTTTGAAATGTCAGGAATAATCCATTTCGCCTTCGTAGTATGATCGGCAACTAAAGTCCTACCGATAGTTTGATTGCGAAAAATACTTTGAAGATTTGCCATATTCTGCGGATTAATACCGCCGCCATATTGATCGACCGATTCGCCGGTAGTGACCAGTAAAATTACCTGTTCGATAGTCTTACTTAAAGACATATCCATTTTCTTTAATTCTAGCTTCCAATCAATGTCATTTAACACTGGAAAACCCATAGGAACGGCCAGTGGTTCATAGGACTGCTTTTTATAAAACGCATACCTTAAACGTTTTAGGTCTAAAGGCATATAGATGCTGCCGATTGTGCCACCAGACTTAAGTTGCTTTTTCACGTTATCTGGAAGAGACTCAAAAATCTGTTTATCTTCGGGCGTGATAGGAGTTCTTAGCTGCTCTACTTCGTATTTGGAGAGAACCTTGACGTAGTTATTGGTATAGCTGATACCGGAATGAAGATACACTTGCGCCGGATTTAGAAGAACATAACGAATAGGCAGTATAGGGCTTTTTGCTCCGAAAACCTTTTTCATTTGGCCAAACTTCGACTCTTCAATCCTACCTACGAACTTATAAAGGAAGACATTGCCGGAACGATAATATTCGCGAAAAAATTCATTTTCTAATTCAAACAACTTAATACGATTAAACCATTCCGTAAAAAAATCTTTTACAGTTGTATTATCTGTTTTAATATGAATGTTGGAGGTCGAAAATTCCGTGCTAGATTCAATGGCGTTGCGAAAAACACCTACATTTGCATACGCTCTCTGACAGGCAATAATAGCACTGGACATACCCATATAGCCGTTACTTACTTCCCAAGGCAATAAGCCTTGATTAATATTTTTCAGCCGATCTGTCGGCGTGATTCCGGGTGCCATGCCGTCTCGGTATTGTGTAGCGGAACCGCCACCGCACGCGGCAACTGACTCGTATTCACCTAGAAGCTCGTAGTTCAGATTCGGAGTCGCCACCCTTTCTTGTTTGGCGGCAACCGGAACGTCAATTCTTGAAACATTCTTGCGCTCAATCCAATAATCCGATTTTTTGTTGTATTTTCGCTTCATAATTGTAAGATATTGTCAGAATTGTGACTTTGCTACTCTATACACTGAAAGTAGAATATTTTATATTAACATCGGAGAAAAGGTGACGGCGGGGGCTTGGACTTCCACTATTTGCGATTGCAAGTATAAATGAAGCCCCCAACTAGCCAACAACAGCGAAGAATAGTTGTCTCGGCGCGTTCTTGTCGCGCTTTTGACCCGACGAATATTTTGAGGCAAAGAAAACTGCCTTACGCCAAGAGAAGACACGGTGACTTGAATAGCGGTCATCTCATATTTGGTCATATCAATCCAACTGTCTTGCATTTCTATAAAGCTATACATAGGATTTCCCTCTTGATTATTAGAAAATAATTTATGAGTTTTATGTATATTCCCAATGTCTTGACCGGACATTATTTCCACCTGTCCATCGCACGCCAAGGCTTTTCCGGCAAACATTATGTTTTGAAAGTCTACGTGAGCCTGTAAAAGATCATTGGACGCACTCAAGAACGCGCTATTAAAGGCTTGTTTTTGAACAATTCTATCGGCTTTTCTATTATATGATTTTCTAATTTGCTTTGCCGTCTCCAAATAATCTTCTTTTCCGAAATCAGCATCAATTGCCTCCAATCTAAATCTTTCTCCCTTAAATATATCAGATTCATTACATATGCTAATAAAGTCTGAGTTGTCGCCCTGAGAAGCATCCAAAGAAATATATACAATATTAAATTTCTTTAAAATATATACCAAATAGTTTATATGATCGACTAAGCTTACCCCCGCAGCCGCGTAAGAGTGAACCAATAGACCAATCTTTCTACCATCGGGCTTTGAAATAATTTTTAAAACACTCATTGCAAAATGGTCATTGGTTTCGTCTCCTCCATTTGAAGGGTCAATGCCAAGAACATATTCCGCTCCCGGTTCTCCGACTATTTCTACGCAAGGTCTTCCGCCATCAGGAACAGAGCAGGCTATAAGCTTTTTGGCTCTAAAAAATCCTTCGCTGTCTTGGATAAAATGGGCCTTATACTCTCTCTCGATTACCGATTGAGGAGTATTGCCGCTTTCAATGTCTTCAATTACGCCTTTATCTAGAATGTCAGGAGCAAGCCGCTGAATTACTTCATAAGATAGTTGGGAAACGAAATAGGAAGCCTCTTCTGCCACTTCTTCATTGATTTTCTTGAGGTAATCCAAGTATACTTCGTAAAAATACTCTCCTTGGTAGCTGGCAGAGCTAAGAAGAATCATTTTAGAAGTAGATTTAAACTTGCGGCGGTCTTCTTCCTTCATCTTGCCCAAACGAATAAGCTTATCTTCTATTTCCCGGATTTGTAATCTTTCCGTAATGTTGGCCGAAGCCGCAAGAAAAGGCTTTAATATATTTTCAATGACGGCCTTGGGCACAAGGAGGGCTTCGTCTACAATCAATACGTTGGCACGTTGACCGCGAAGACCTTCGCCATTTGCAAGGGGCAGACAAAGAATGGATGAACCGTTAATCATTTTCCATCTAAATAAGTCGTTTCGGCGGGACAGGTCTCCATCGAAAACCTGTTTCATAAGTAGGCCCGCTGACTTTTTTGTAATAGATTCCAGCGTTTCGAGTATGCGCCGGGAAGATCGAAAGTTAGAACTGACAATTAGAATGGTAGTGTTGGCATTAAAAATACCATATAAAACAGCGAAAATTCCAACCAGTGTGCTTTTCGCGCACGAACGACCCCAACACGCCAGACTAAAATTCTTTTCAAACCACCCTTTTATCATGACGGCCTGAAACGGCTTTAAGATAATCCCCATTAAAATACGAACTGTAAATTGTATATTATAGGCTAAAAACTGTCCTAGTCCCTTGCGCGCCTCTTCTTCTGATAGCTCTCCCTTTAAAGTCTTAAGTTTGGCGTTCCAGTTGATTCTAGGCTCTGGCGGGGAAGATGTTTTCGGGTCTATCCACATATTAATTTAGCTCTCCATTTTCATAAGCGTATTGTAGGTCAACATTCTTAATGTGATTTCCGATGCCCAGTAACTTAACCATAATGTCGGCAGATTCTTTGCGGCCTTTCACAAAAAGAGCCTGAAAATTAGTAAACTCTACCAGTAAATCTCTTAGATTTTTAAATACATGGTCGGGGCTTGATCTGGTAAATTTCATTTGCGGCAAATACTTAAATCCCAGCGCATCATTGATGTCATTTTCCACTATCATAACCAAGTATGAATTGGATTCGCGGGCGCGAAGCAGTTCAGCCCGAAAACGATCAAAGCCAAACTTTGCTTCACTACCTTCTTTTCCTTTCTTGCTGGTTAGCGTCCCAACGAAGTCCGCGAGGGATTTTCTCTCTATATAATTGCCGGTGTCATGGGGCTTATCCAGCCCATAATCCCCAACATTCAACTTTTCTATCTTAGTCTTAATCAATAATTTAAGCGGCATCTGCTCTCGCGTATCTTGAATGATGACAGCATCTTCCGGTAGCTTTTTGCCGATATATTTGCCGGTGAAACGAATTAAGAAGCCCAATTCTTTACATATACTATCGTAGCCGCCGACACTATCGTAGTATTTGACGGACGGGCACTGTAAAGATCGTAACTCCACTTGAGTCGGCGCAAAAACAAGACCCTTTTCTTCTTTTCTTTTTTTAAGCCAGTTGATCGCCCAAGCCTTAGCTTCAACGGGCTTATCTTTTATAAATCTACGAATGTTAATCTTGGTATTAAAGTCCGTAGCAAGATAACGCTCTGGATTCTTATACTCTATATCTTGACCAGTATATAAATCTTTCTTATTATAAAATTCTTTATAGTATCTTTCCTGTTTGTATCCAAGCTTTCTCAAATGAGCGTTAAGAGAAGCGGTATTATCGTGGTCTGAACCGTCTACTAGGCATTTCATTAGTTAAGGGCCTCGTCTTTACTTAATCCGGCAATAATAGCTACAATGTCTTCCATGCTCGATAGTTTACCGATGTCTTCTTCTTCCGCCTTCTTTTGCATTTCCGCCAACTCAATCATTTCTAGCCGCTTCTTTTCGTTCTGGAATGCCTCGACAAGATTAAGAATAGAAGCGTTGGCTTCAACCTTCTTCTTAAGACGCTCGGAACGGGAACCGCTAAGATTTGCGATAAGCTTACGCTGTTCGTCTTTTGATTTGTTTAATTTCTCTCTTAATGAGTTAATATTTTCAATCATCGTCATTGAGA